ATATCTACCTTACGGGTAATCCCCAAATTACTTTCTTTAAAGTTGTCTACCGCAGACACACTAACTTCTCGATGGAAGCCATCGAACAAACCTTTAACGGAACTGAAGGATTTGGTCAATCTGTTACTGCGACGATCTCAAGAAACGGTGATCTCGTTCACAGAATGTACTTAGAACACTCGGTAACATTTGAGGGTCCCGACGCGGCGGGTTCTCTTGCTATATTAAATAACTATGGAAACAATTTAATGAAAGATGTTGAACTTGAAATTGGTGGTCAAAGAATTGATAGACATTATGGACACTGGATGTCGGTATGGTCTCAATTATCGGAAGATAATCCAACTGGAAAAAGTGGAACCCTTTTTAATAAGATGAGTGGTAATGGAAATGCTGTAGCTGTTGGGGTTGCGAGTGGCGCAACGGCGTCGTCTACTGAAACTGGTGCTTGGACTATCACGACCGAGGCGACCAACGAAGATGAAGCCGAAGCACATATTTTTGTTCCACTTCAATTTTGGTTTTGCAGAAATCCGGGTCTTGCTCTACCTCTTATTGCCCTTCAATATCACGAAGTTAAAGTAAAGATTGCATTTGAAGAAATAGCGAACTTAGCTCGGGAGTCAACTGGCGCCGATGATTTTGTTTTGGACGCGGTTGCTGGTGTTAAGGTCGCACCAACCTTTAAATTATTTGCTGACTACATCTATCTAGATACTGATGAAAGGCGTAGATTTGCTCAAGTTTCTCATGAATACTTAATTGAACAAGTTCAGCATGCTGCTTACAGTTCTGGGGGAACAATGACTCTTAACTTTAACCACCCTGTTAAAGAATTAGTTTGGAGTGTTCAAAAAGCTCTTCCTAGCGACAGCAATTTTGGCGCGAATGCTGCTGCTGTCGAAGTAAAATTAGATAACGCAATCACCCTAGCTAAGACATGGATCCTTAAATTAAATGGACATGATCGTTTCTCCGAAAGAGACACTCAATACTTCACGCGTGCTCAAGTTTGGCAACACCACACAGGGGGCTCTGTAGGGACTGCCGACAAAATTGGTGTTTACTCTTTCGCTCTTAAACCAGAAGAACATCAACCATCCGGAACATGTAATTTCTCTCGTATTGATAATGCCCAACTTGTTACAACCGCCGTTCAAGACTACCATGTATATGCTGTTAATTATAATGTCCTTCGCATTATGAGTGGTATGGGTGGTCTTGCCTACTCGAATTAAAGTATTATTTATACTAAAATTAAAAAAGTTATAATTAAAAAAGTTATATTTAAATTTATTCTAATATGTTTTTCATTTCTTCACTATTAATTTTTCTTAAAGAAAAATTAATAAAACCATTAACTACTAATTCCAATTTGTTGTTTTCTATTTCTTTTTTAGATTTTAAATGATAATTATTTATATTTCTTAATTTACTGACAACTTCATTATTTGTTTCACCAGAAAACCATAATTTCATAATTTCAAGTAATTTATTAAGTGTTTCATTGTTTTCTTTCTTAACTCTATTATTCTCTAGAGTTTCATAAAATGTACTCCTTAATATATTTCCTGAAAGCCAATTTGATAAACAATCTTTAAGTAAATCTACAGAATATTGTTTTCCAATATCGGGATTTGTTTCTTCTTCAACAGGCTCGGGTTCTTCAACTGGGGCTGGTTCAGGCTCTTCAACGGGGGCTGGTTCAGGTTCTTCAACCGGCTCAGGTTCTTCAACAGGGGCAGGTTCAGGTTCTTCAACAGGGGCAGGTTCAGGTTCTTCAACCGGCTCAGGTTCTTCAACGGGGGCTGGTTCAGGCTCTTCAACGGGCTCTGCTTCAGGCTCTTCAACGGGTTCAGGTTCTTCAACAGGCTCAGGCTCTTCAACGGGTTCAGGCTCTTCAACGGGAGCTGGCTCTTCAACCTCATTAACTTCCATACTAACATTTTCTTCTGCCATTTTATATTAATACATATAAAATTATTTAACTATAAATACTTAAATTTGATTATGGGTTCAGAAACTAATTTATAAATAATTGTTTAAAGAAAAAAGAAATAATATTATATAATCATAATGAGTAAAGGTTTTACTAATTTAGGAAATACATGCTATATGAATTCGGCATTACAATGTATATGTCATTTAGAAGAATTATCATATCAAAATGATAATTTCACACTTGATTGTACTAAGAAATCACCTCGAAACGATTATAATTTAATGTCCGAATTAATGAAACTTCAAAAAGAAATATGGAAAGATAATAAAGAAGGTGTTGTATCCACAAGAAACATACTTATTGAATTTATCAAAAGATGTCAAAAAGAAAAATTATATTTTGAATCTTTTAATCAAAATGACTGTCAAGATTTTCTAAATAAACTTATTGATCTTTTACATGGCTCAATTAAAAGAAAAGTAAATATTGTTATTAAAGGAGAACCAAAAACTAACTATGATAACCTTAAAATAAAAGGTATTAATGAATGGAAATCTTTTTTTGAAAGTAATTATTCGTATATCATTAAAACATTTTATTCACAACTTTTATCAATTACGTCTTGTCCCGAATGTGACTACATTACAACCAATCATGAACCAATTATGACAATCACATTAACATTAGAAGATAACTACAATGATCTCTATGATTGCTTAGATGAATTTGTAAAACAGAATGTCCTGGATATGGATAATACATGGAAGTGTGATAAATGTGGTGAAAAGGTATGTCCTCAAAAGAAAATAAATTTTTGGGATTTATCTCCTGTAATAATTATACTTATTAAACAATTCAGATTAAATAGAAAGATAAATAAACATATCGAATTTCCAGAATATCTTAATATGAAAAAATATTGTGTAAATTCTAAAAAAAATAGTATGAACTATAAACTAAAAGGGGTATGTATCCATAGCGGAGGATTACACGGTGGTCATTATTATGCTATGTGTTATAATTATAATACCAAAAAATGGAATATTCATAATGATACATCTGTTCAAGAAACTACAATTCAAAATGTATTAAATGAATCGCCATATTGCTTTTTCTATTCAAGGGTTTAAAATATTCCAGCTCTAAGATACCCCCCAACCATATCATCTCTTACTTTTACCCATCTCTTACCCTTTGAATACTTTTTATTTTCCCATAAATTTCCATCTTTACCTTTCATAGTAACTCCTAATGGTGTACATCTGGCACAATAACCAATTCCTTTGGGACTTGGTTCTTCTCCTGTAAAATAAGCTTTTTTATTTTTATCACATCCATTTACACATTCATATTTTCCAGGAGATCCTTTTAATTTTCTTTTCGATAAATCTCTAACTCGTATTTCTTTTCTTCTATTAGTCCGTCTATCAGTTCTTCTACCCGGTTTTCTACCCGGTTTTCTACCAGTGCGTCTACTAGGTTTTCTACCAGTGCGTCTATTAGTTCTTCTACTAGGTTTTCTACCAGTGCGTCTATTAGTTCTTCTACCCGGTTTTCTACCGGTTCTTCTGGCAACCCGTCTTCTAGATCCTCCGCCTTGGACTTGTGAGTTAGATAAATGAGCTCCACATGAACTTCCTCCAGTCTGCTCTAATGCGGGACTCGGGTTGCCAGCACAAGTCGAGTCCCCACCCCTTTGTGTCCTCCGCTGTTGTCTTCTTCTTTCATTGTAGACAGCAACTCTACCAGTTCTTCTACCAGTTCTTCTACCAGTTCTTCTACCGGTTCTTCTACCAGTTCTTCTACCAGTTCTTCTACCAGTTCTTTCTTCAACTTTACGAGATCTGGTTCTACCTCTTTTATTAGATTTTCTTCTTGATCTTTTAGCACCACCGCTAAATAATGAAAATGGAAGGGCTCCAGCAATTTGAAGGAAAGATAATGTCATTGTATAATATTTATAATATTTTATTTATACATCTCATATTCATAATATATTAATTCTTCATTTTCATTATTTTGAGGTTCTTCTTCTAGAATATATGTATTATCCATTAAAAATTCTAATAAATTATATGACCCAAAGTTTTGGAACATTATTGACCCCTGAGAATTCATAAAATCATTTAACTCTAAATATAAACATACAACATCATCATTATATTTTAATTCATAATAAAGATCATTAAACTCTAATTTATCACGTTTATTATTTATCCCTAAATAAATATACTTATAAAAATTAATCTTAAAAGTATTGTAATCAGTATTACAATATACATCATCAGTAGTATTCATCCAATTCACTATAATTTCTAAAAGATTATTAACTAAATATTTATTAGTTATACTATCATCGACTTGAATCGGTTTTTCTTTTAACCAATCTAAAAAATCCATTATTAATATAAAAAAGATAATAATTAATAAATTTTAAACAAAGTATGAAATACTTTTAATAAATAAACAAAGTATGAAATACTTTTAATAAATAAACAAAGTATGAAATACTTTTAATAAATAAACAAAGTTTACTTTAATAAATTTAATACTATTTCTTTTAAAGATTCATATTCGATTGAAGTATCAATATAAATTGTATCTTCAGGTAAATTTAAAGTATCTGTTTCTGATTTATGTTTCATATTTTTTACATGGTCTTCATGGTTATCATATAAATTTTTAAGTCTTTCTAATCTTACATTTAAAGGCGTGGTTAAACAAATAATTTTCCATCCTTCAAGGTAATTTAATTCATTTTGAAATCTTAAATCATCAATAATACAAAATTCTTTATCTTTTGTTTGATTAATTACATATTTAGCCCAAACATCTTCATCAATTTCTCTCATTTTTGAAGCAATATTAATAAGTAATGATCTGTCTTTATTTTTCATATCAAAAAGTTCTTTAGCTAATTCTTTTATTCTACCACCAAATGAAAATATTTCATAATCTTTATTTTTACTTTGAATGATATTTGCTATAGTTGTTTTTCCAGAACACATTGGTCCATAAATAGCAAATTTCATATAATAATTTATAATAATCAATATAATTTTAAATATAATTTTAATCAAATTCTAATTATATATTAAGGAGGTGTGTACGTGCAGCCCTGCGGGCAGTCGGCCGTGCCGTCCGTGGAGTCGCTGAGGTCGCACGTCGGGGTGTGGGCGTCGGCGTAGTCGCAGCCCGCCGGGCAGTCACCGGCGGACGTGCCGGGGACATCGGAGAAGGCCGTCTCGCACACGACGCTCGCGTCGTCAGCGGTGCCCGTACAGGCCGCGGGCACCGCCGTGGCGGTGCCCACACAGGTGGCGCCTGTCTGGGGCAGAGTGACGACGGTAGCCTGCGGGACCAAGCTGGAGAGGAGGCATCTACCATTTGTCCAAGTGCACTGCCCTTCATCACTTCCCAGCGTTGCATTCGCTTTGCATTTATCTTCATTAGTTATCGTATGGCATTTACCATTAACGTTGATGAAAGCATTCTTTTTCCACTGTGACTCGTCTACCGACGGTTCAGTCGAGGAATACCCGTTATCCCTCTTATATGCATTATCGAAGGTTGTTGGAGTTTCTACATATACTTCTTCGGCACGCGTCGAATTACCAAACCAATTCTCTTTCCCTAATAAATCTTCATTTGTCTGTAGGTATCTGTGTGGTTTTGATGTTTCAATATTTATAAGGTGGATACATCCTATAACGATTAAGATCAATAATATCCATTTAATAAGAACATATGAAGTCTTGAAAGGTCCCCCACTTATTAATTCTGAACAAGTAAATAATGCTATACATAGAGCAGTTAATCCACCAATTAATAATGTTGTAATTTGTCCCCAGTAAAGGGTTCTAGCATATTGATCATCTCTATTTTTAGATTTGTGTTTTAGATAAAAATATGATAAACCGAATGCATTTATTACCATTAGAATAATACCAACATATACTGTTAAAGCTGTCGTGCTCATCTTTTTAAATGCTTCCATAGGTCCCCCACCTGACATAGGAGTATCACTTGCTTTCATTCTTAAATAACCACTGAAAAATACATATCCTCCAAGGGAGATTACCGAATAAGGGAGAAAATCACTAACATATTCTTTAATACTTAATAAATCAATTTTTTGAAGTGTCTTAGTTTGAGTTAATTTCCTTACAACAAACATAATTATAAAGCAGAATAATACATATATTTTACCAATTATCTCCATATTTACTGGAGATGATTTACTTAAATCTGAACATAAGAATGATTCTTTAAATTTCATCTTTTCTTCAAATAAAACGTATGTCCCATACATAATACCCGCAACAATTAACCATACAACTAATTCCCCGGCAGACATCCATGCTGAAGCACCCATTATATCAGCATGTTCTTGAATTTCCTGTGTCCTTTTCATTTCACATAAGTCGAGGTGTTCCCCTTTTTTTGCTTCCGTAATAGTTCCACCTGTAACGGGGTAGTTGGGTTCGGCGGAGGTGTTCCCGACCTTCTTCCTCTCTCCGGTAGCAAAATTATAGTCAAAAACTTCTTCCCCCTGTTCATAGAAGCCCGGTGAGGTAGAAGCGGCCGTACACTTATTCTCACATACAGTATCATGATTTGGATCATAGCAAGTTCCAGCCGGCATTTCTTTTTATAATATATATATATAAAAAAAATATATATATATATTTATAAATGTCAAAACGAACTCTTTATAAAACAAATATTAGGATTTTTAATAAGTATTTAATTATGAAGATTAAAATAATTAATAATAAAACTAAATATGATTTTTATTTAACAGAAATAACTGATCCAGAAAAATGGATAGATCAAGATGAAAAACAATTAGAGAAACTGAAAGGTAAGAAAATGACCGATAAAATTGAAAAATTATTAGATGAACATAAGATATATTCCAATGTTAACTTTCATTTATCTGAACTTGAAGGAGGTGACATCTCTAAGGTAAATGTTGTTAAAGTTGGTGGCTGAAGTATGGGGTTTAAAAAACCTCTCCAGGAAGGTGGATGATCATTAAAAAAAAACTTCCAGGAAGGTGGATGATCATTAAAAAAAAACTTCCAGGAAGGTGGTGGATGACAAAAAAATATATAAATAATAAATTTTATCTTTCAAATCATTTATCATATGACAGTATTAATCAAATAATAAAGATTTTTACTTGAAACGGATAAATATTAAATTTGAAAGTATATAAACATAATTTAATAATAAAAAAATAAAAACAATGCTTCTTAGAATAAAACCCGATACTGATTCTATAAGAGCCCTTTATGAAAACCATACAACATACCATGAAGGTGATAGTGGTATTGATTTATTTGTACCAGGAAGAATAGTTGTTCCGGCAAAAGCTTTATCTTTTAAAATTGATCTTGGTATAGCTTGCGAAGCATTTAGGGATGATTACCATCCAGACATTGGACCAGAATTTAGTTTATCGTACTATCTATATCCACGATCTTCAATGGGAGCAAATACTCCATTACGATTAGCAAATTCAGTCGGTATAATTGATGCCGGTTATCGTGGAAATATCATTGGAATTGTAGATAATCTCTCAGATGAAGATTTTGTCATTGAACAAAACACAAGACTATTTCAAATATGTTCACCTTTGCTTTCATCTATTTCATTTTCAGTTGTTAATGTCCTTTCTGATACATCAAGAGGTACTGGGGGGTTGGGAAGCACTGGTGCTTAAATTACTATTCTCTTGATTTTCTGAATTTCCTTCATTTGATTCTTTATTTTTTTGTTTAATCGCATTTTCATAATATGCGATCATACCTTTTAAATCCCTTAGAGTCATACCAATGGGTATTAATTCATCAGGTTCCCAATGGATTCTTGAGTTAGAAGTTAATAATAAATTATATACAGAACATAAAAATTCGAAATTAATAGGGACATTTACATTAAAATTTGCTTCATTTACTTTTTCTTCTTTATTCGTTTTTTGTTCTTGAAGTGCTTTTTTTACAGCTTCTTTTTTTTCTTTTTTATCTTTCCGTTCTCTTTTTTTCTTTTCTTTATCCATTTTTTAATAACATTATAAAAAAGATAAAAATTAAACTTAGTAAATATTTTAAAAATATTTTAAAATATTCTTATTATGGATGAACAATATTTAATAAATGATAATCGTGAATCAAGTTCTTTTAAATCAAAGACATTTTCAGGTTTTAAAAAATCAGATGTAGTAAATACTGTTATTAAATCAATTGATAGTAAAAAAATAGAACAAGCGTGTCACTGGACTACAGAATGTATTATTTCTGGATATTCTATACTTCTATGGGAAAAATTAATGATATATACCTCCAAGGTTATTAGTGTTAATAATCCAAATTTACCAATATATTTCCTTAATAAAACACTCATTTTACAAAATCAAATTAATCGTTTAGATACAAAATCAAAAGAAGGAATACTATTACTTCGGAATAGTCAAATGATAAGGAACTTATTTTTTGATATTATAACAACATTATTAACCTCTCCCAAAAGTAAAAAATATGATAAATATCCAAAGATTAATGGTTCTGAAGATTTTAAATATGGTAATATTCAAAAACGATTATTTGCTCAAATGAACATCTTACCTGATAATATTATTAAATTTAATGATCCAGATGAATTAAAAATAATTATTAATGAAATATTTGCCCTTTGCAAGAATAAACAATTTGGATATGAAAAATGCTGTTATTGGATCTTTTGGCTAGTTAAATGGGAAGCTCTACATAAAAAAAAGAAAACAGCGTGGAACATACACGAAAGGGATATTAAAGAAGTAGATAAGAAATATAGAAGTAATGTTATATGGGTCATCTGGGAAACGGTCTTTGAAGAAATGAGATTAAGGAAAAATAGTAATATAACAAAACAAATAAAAGCACTATTCTCTCTCTATACTCTCAATTATACAACAGGTAAACGTAATACACGATTACCTATTTTATTTAATGCTATAGCATATTTAACAAATATAATAAAATTTTCAATTCCTATAAGGAATGACCATATATTATTAATACAAGTCCAAGGGAACGTTAATAAAATGTTTATGGCTAAAAAAGTTCATGAACAAAAAAATAATACCATCAATAATAATACTAAAGAAGTTAAGAAAAAGAAAAAACTTGAAAAGGTAAATGTTGAAATCATTCAAGATAAAATTAATATTTTTAATGAAGTTGATTCATTTATTTTAAATAAATCAACCGGTTAGCAACCTTACCCCGAACATGACTCACACGCCTTTTCAGGTTCGATCGTAAATTGGATAGCTTTTGAACTTGGACGAGTCCGTAAATAATACATTCCGGTTTTTAATCCTCTCTTCCAACCATAAAAATGCATTGATGATAAGACCTTAAAATCAGGAGACTCAACAAACAAATTAAGACTCTGAGATTGACATATAAATTTCCCCCTATCAGCCGCCAGATCAAGAATATGCTTTTGCTTGACCTCCCATGCTGTTTTATACCGAGTTCTAATAAACTCAGGTATTTCAGGTATTCCTTGAACTGATCCATCATGTTCAATAATCTTATTCTTAACTGTTTCATTCCATTTATCCAAAAGCATCAAATCTCGAACAAGATATTCATTAATTACCATAAATTCTCCCGCCAATACTCGACGAGTATAAATATTCGAAATAACAGGCTCAATACATTCATAATTACCCAGAATCTGCGATGTAGATGCTGTCGGCATCGGAGCCACAAGCAAACTATTTCTAACACCATATTTCTTTATCTCCCCTCGTAAATAGTTCCAATCAAATAATTCATTGGATACTTCGACACCCCATAAATCAAACTGGAGTTTTCCATTATACATAGGAGAACCAATATAACTTGAATATGTCCCCAAATATTCATCTCTTTCCAATTCCCCATCAAAAGGTTTTAATCTATTATTAATATCTTTTAAAATATCATCGGAAACATTTTCATTTCCATCATTAACCTCTTTTAGAACTCTCATTTCATCTTCTCTATCTCTAGCAATTTCCATAGAAGCTTCTAAAGAACCGTAATAAATACTTTGGAATATCTTATCATTTAACTCCCTAGATAATTCTGAACCAAATTCAGTTTTCATTTCATAAAATACATTTGCTAATCCCTGGACTCCTAAACCAATAGGACGATGTCTCATATTCGATAATTTCGTTTCAGGAATAGGATAGAAATTATAATCAATTATCTTATTTAAATTATAAGTTAATATCTTTGATAAATTTTTTAACTTATTATAATTAAAACTAGGTTTTGTATACTCAACCAATTCGGTATAACCACCAATATGTTCATCGGTATTATTATATATCTGAGGAAATGTAATCCCGTCCGTACTCTTTTTCAACTCTTCTTTATCTTTTAAATTATATTTAATATTTAAATCATCACACAATAATTTAGAATATTTACAATAATTACACCCTTCTTTTGTATATATTGTCAAATTTAATTGAGATAAATCCCTATTTTCTAAACAACTTGGAAGTGATATTGAGGCCAAATTACAAACAGCCGTCTCATCTTTATCGGAATACTCAATAATTTCAGTACATAAATTTGAAGATTTAATAGTTCCCAAATTTTTCTGGTTTGATTTATTATTACAAGCATCTTTATATAACAAATATGGTGTCCCAGTTTCAATCTGACAAGTTAAAATAGAAAACCATACCTCTTGAGCATTTACAGTCTTTCTAACCTTTCCTTCCATCTCATATTTAATATAAAGTTCTCTAAATTCATCACTATGACAATCACTTAATCCAGGACACTCATCTGGACACATTAACGACCACGTACCATTTTCCTTAACTCTCTCCATAAATAAATCAGGTATCCACATACCATAAAATAGATCTCGAGCCCGCTCCAATTCATTACCATGATTTTTCTTTAATTCAAGAAAATCAAATATATCGGCATGCCAAGGTTCCAAATAAATCGCAAATGAACCATTCCTTTTACCCCCTCCCTGATCAATATATCTAGCAGTATCATTAAAAACCCGCAACATAGGAACAATACCATTTGAATAACCATTTGTCCCTCGGATAAAAGAATCATTCGATCGAATATTATGGACATGGAGACCTATTCCACCAGAATATTTAGAAATCTTAGCACAATCCTTAAGTGTATCAAAAATACCATCGACAGAATCATCTTTCATAGATAATAGAAAACAAGAAGCTAATTGTTCTCTAGTTGTTCCAGCATTAAATAAAGTTGGAGTCGCATGAATAAAATCTTTATTTGAAATATGTTCATATGTTTCAAATGCCTTTTCTAAATTATCTCTGTGAATACAAAGGGCAACTCTCATAAATAAATATTGAGGACGTTCACGAACTTCCCCATTAATCCTTAATAAATAACTTTTCTCCAATGTTTTAAATCCGAAAAAATCAATAGTATAATCTTTCATATGATTAATTTTATTATTAATTAGTTCTTCGTTCTCAGTTACAATTTTAAAAAGATACTCTTTTATAATTCCATTTTCATATAAATCCCTAATTACTCCAGGAAAACTATCAGAAGTATTCTTATGATGGTTTGAAACAACAATGCGTCCAGCTAAAGTAGCATATTCAGGGTCTTTTGAATACATAGAAATAGATGTCTCAGATGATAATTCATCCAAAATACTAGTCTTTACTTTATCATATATCTCGGAACAAACTTTTTGAGCAATTTTTGTTGGATCAATTTTTAACTTTTTATCAAATTCAGAACCTATACATAATGATCTCAAACGGACTTGAATTTTATCAAAAGAAACGTCTTCTAGATTCCCATTCCTTTTTTCAACTCGCATAGTAGTATACATTATATTAACGCTAACATTTTAAGTATTTTAATTTATTTTTATAGATTAAATAAAAATAATAAAAATAATAAAAAAGAATAAAATAATATGGATATGACGGGTTACGATCCCGCGTGAATTGGAACTTACGCCTGTGGACTGGAAGGTCTCACCTATCTTTCGATAAACTCACTTTAACCATAAACATACCCTAAATGAAGACTTTAAAAATTATTTAATAAATATGGATTTTGTTGGTCTCTAACAAATCTCATGGATAAGACGTTTCCAATCTTCTTTAATAACTTCAGGACGAAGCTTATCTAAACACTTTCTAGCTTTTTCACAATTAATTTTCCTTTGTTCAGGACTAATCTTCCACATCTCGTCAAGCACCTTACTAAAATTATTAATGTCGTTTTTATAATTATCAATATCTACTTCATATGTAATTATATTGTCTTTTACTTCTTCTATAATCTCTTTTGGACCATCTATATCAGATACAATCACAGGAATCCTTCGATCAAGTGATTCACAAATAGTATACCCAAATGGTTCATATATTCCAGTAATACAATTAATACCAATTGTCTTCCAATAATCTTCTTTTACTTTTGTATCGGTTGAAAATGGAATAATAACAAGTCTGTCCTTATGTTCCTTTTCCAGTTTTCTCCAATATTCATTATCATATTTATCATAATCAACCCCCATATTAAAAACCCTTACATCACTATTTTCAAGAGTATTTACAGCTAGTAGAGGAATTTCAGGTCGCTTCCTTGGGACATGCCGTCCAATATATCCAACATCATTCGACCCATAATTAATATCAAGTTCAACATTATCATATTTAGGTGTATAACTATTATAAATTACTTGTGTCTTTGTTCCAAATAAATTATATCCAAAACTATTATAATACCTCTCCTCTGCCTTACTAATCAAAACCACATAATCAGAATTCTGAAATGTTATCTCTTGCTGATTAAAATTATTTGTATAACAAGATCCCATATTTGTAATGTTCTCCATCCTAATTAGAGAATGACATACAGATACCATACTCATATTAGGATATTGTTTCTTAATGTTTATAATCGTATCTAAAGCAATCCATAGATTATTCACACATACATCAATATCACTAAAACATCCAATAATATCTTCTTCACTATTAATAACTCGAATATTCTTATACTTCTTCAGACATTCATCCGGAAGAGTATCCTGATAAGCAAGGAAAATAGGTACTACTTCAACATCTTTATCATTTTCAAACATTTTAATAAAATTAACAATCCAAGTCGCCACACCACCATAAACAATCGGAGGGATCTCATTTGTCAAAAGTCCGAGTTTAATTTTCTTATCAAATTTAATCACTTCAGTAGCATTTACATTAGTAGTATATGATAGTTCAAACATAGACTTGTAAATATTATATAGAATATCATGATTAATCTCGTATGTTCCATGAAACATGAAATAAACCCTTTCAAGGATCATCTTAAACACCTCAATAATAGAAGACAACATACCATAAATAAACATCTTCTTTTTTTATTTAAAATAATTCTAATACCAATTTCAAATTTGAATTTATTTTTTTAATTATATAAAAAAATATGAGTGAAATTAATCGTCTCAAACATATCCTTACTATTTTAGGATATTTGGATGTTTATCTTAATATGTATCTGAAAAATACAAATAAGAAAGATAACCTTGAAAATATTCAACAATATATTAATCAAAATTTAGATGTCTGGCTTCGTGATGGTCACAGACTTTAATTTAACATTTTAATCAAAAGATAAAGCTCAGAATAATTCCATGTTAACTTCTTTGCGGAATAATATTTATTTGTACTTGGATCAAACTGTTCAGGTAATATAAAATCAGAATCCAATGATAATATTCTCTCTAATATCTCATTTGCTATTATAATATATTCGTTGGTTGGGTTTGACTTTGCTCTATGCATAGGAGATCTATCTTTCGTAATGTTCCGATTTATATATAATTTCATATATACTTGTGCTAATGCTAAACTACATATAATCCATATTTGTCCATTATAATACTGGTCCTCTTTATATCTTCCTATTAAATTAATATCTTGATCATTATATTTATTTCTAAAATATTTTAATAATTCATCACACGTACTTCTAATATATTCTAATTTAAACGTTTGTAATAGTTCTTCATCATAATTAATATGTGAAAAAGCCAATATGTTTGCTGAATCTTCATATTTTATTATTTTACCATCTTCATCAAAAGAAGATATAATACTTTCTCCATTTAAATGGTGTTTTGTACTTTCTAATAATTTTAAATATACTTTTTTTGCTTCTTCTAAATTAAAAGACTTATTTAAATATTCATAATTTTTAATACAATCTTTCAAAAATTTTAATTGAACAAGTCGAGTATAAAAATGCCAACCTTTCTTTTCTTCCCATATATCAAATGATAGCTTATTATAATTATTTAGAATATATTCTAAATCTTTTATAATAATCGGTATGATAATATTATTAATTAAAATACTATACCTATATTTAAATAAATCAATTATTTGAATCATAATTATACCTCTTAAAGCAGGACCATCATTTTGAGGTCTCCCCCATGAACCATTAAAAGGAGTACAATCAACATTTATCTTTGGTTCTCCTAAACCAGATATAGTATTTAAATCTTGAATTTTTGACTCATTTTCTATATAATTTATAATTGATTGAAAATATTTTGGATCTTTTGTTTGTTTATACATATCAATAAATATTCTCATTACTAATGCTGAATCTCTTATCCAATGGAATTTATATGGAGGATCTTCAGATGGAGAAGCTATAATTATACCCGGGTTAGTTGTTGATTCAGTATTTTCATAAACTCGCTCAATTATTTTATTTAAATAAATTGACATAATAATTATATAAATATTATTTTTTATTCTTAATATTTTTACACATATCTTCTACCAAAGAATACTTATTTAAATCAATCGCCATTTTCATCTCTTCATTTGTATATTTATAATTATTATATACTAGTTCCCTAATTAATAATTCATGGATTTCATATTTAATAGATAAATGTATTATATTCGATGACTTTTTTATATATGTTCGATGATAATTAACTATATTACTTATAAAAGATGGAGTATACGTTCTTTTTTTTAAAAAATAAAATGAAAACTTCTCTGGAGTTATTTTACATTTTTTATCGTTCATTAAATAATTAAGTATTTCAACATTATTATAATGTATACACTCTTTCATTAAATCAATATTTTCATTATCATTTATATAATGTTTTTCATAACAAAATTTAAACAAATCTGTATATGCCTGATTAATACATCCTATCAATAATTTTTGACTAACCTTAATTTTATTACTATTCATTAAATAAAATAATAATCCCTGACAATTTTCTACTCTATTTATAATTGCGGATAATTTATTCTGAAGATGATTTGAAATTATATTATAATAATTCACCACTAAATAAGATAATAATTTCTCATAATTATATTTAATAGAAATATCCAATAATTTTGGTATTTCTTTATTAAAAATACCCTTTTTAAAATTTAATAATAAATCTATAATTTCAACCATTCCATTATTACCCGCAATAATTAAAGGATGTAATACTCCTTTACTAGATAATATATCATTTTGTTTATCCAGAATTTCTCCAAGATGAAAACGATTAAATATTATTTTTTGATTTTCTTCATAAAGAAGGGACATTTTTATTATATCAATCCGATTATTAATAATCAAATATTTTATATTTTTTAAAGACAAAAATATATTATTTCTAAATAACCATTCAACACTCTCTTTTGATGCGTTTTTCTGGCATAATTCAGTAAATTGTTCATCAATAGACCGTCGAGAATCATATTTATAATCCGACCATTTTAATGTCTTCTCACGATATACACGATTATAATATACCTCCGGCAAGCCATTCATATTATTTTTAAAATCCCACAAATTACTAATACTATCAATTAACGCCCTAAATTCAGTGTTTATATTTCGCAATTTTAAAATTTCCCTTATATCAACTTCCATAAATGAATGATAACCATTACTTAATCCAGCATTCATATTTACTATAGAAAAAATTATTTCATTTGGTAATGTAGTGATCATTTATATTTATATTTATTATACATACATTATATAAATTTGAATATTAGGTTTAAATAATAATAAATAAAATAATAAAATGTTGAACATGGAAATTATCATTAAAATGCAAAATATCAACCTAATCAAATATATCGCATATAAAAAAAATTGGAACTATAAAGATTTATGTAAGAAATATATTCAATAATTATTCTTTATTCTTTATTATAAATATTATCATTGGTTTTTTTAATGGGTCTTTACCTTAATCTTACGACCATCAAGTACAACCTCAATTTCATCAGATACAAGGAAAGTTCCGATCATTGGTGGATTCTTTCCCTCAATATCATCATAAGTTACTTCGGGAAGAATCTTCGTATTACAGAAAGTCCACTGATAATTATGCTTACTGTGATAAGATGCCTTTAGACTTCCAGGATGGAAACCACCACAAAGAGGGTAATCACCGCTATTCACTGGAAGAGTTAGTCCATCAATCACCATGAACCAATTTCCTCCAAAAGAGACAATACATTCAACTTCAACTGATCGAGGGAGGGTATTACTCTTAAACCAAGTATGGTCGAAACGAGCATTCCCATTCTCATTTGGCTTGTTAGGAATCTGAAACTTATCCTTATAATGATTAAGGGAGTAGTTCCCCTTCATTACTGAAGAATTGGTCTTAATTTCAGTAATGTATCCAGGTGAATAACTTCGAGGATCAATACTAAGTGTATGGGAACCCTGGGACATATAGACAAGAAGGTCTGAAATGTTATCTGGAGAGTTTTCGTTCTCCCTCTCAGAAAGATAGACCTTACGCCTCTTATTCGTATTCTGTGTATTCTTTTCAACTGAGGCTACAGCCATACTCATAAAAGAATCAGTCAGGTCATTAACAGTTTCCTTCTTATCCCAAACATTCACAGGAATAGTCAGGTTTGAAAGATTGGGTACAATTGACTTTGGATTACCAAAATGAGTTGTCCATTCATCGTTTACCGCTGTTGCTCGAGAAGCTGCCTTGGTTGACATAACCAGTTCAGGACTAGTTACCGGAGTGAAAGAATGTTCGACAATATTCATAAAATCCCCTGAAATACGACTATATGACCAGGTCCTATCATAAATAATATTCTCATTTCCTTCCTGATGAATAATCACCGTAAAAGGGATGTCTGCCCCGTATGTCTTCCGTGAATAGTTATTCACCCTGATCTTGTAAGTCCCATATGGCGAGCAACTGATATTCTCAGATGGTTCTGCCTCTGCCTTAGAGGCATTCGCATCAAAATCAAGAAGAGTAGTGTAATCATTGTTGTCCATTCCTCGGATAGTGTACTTCTTGTGCCCGTAATAGATACGTTCGGTGATGTTCAGGGAATCGTCCCTCTTTACATGTGCCGTCCCGGGAGAAACTTGTACAGTCCAGAGGACGTCAAGATCCATATCATCCTTATACTTTCCATCCCATACAAGAGAGATTGTCCACTTTGATTCGACCCTATGCTTTGCCATGTTTCGAGCAAGCTGAGAGACCATATAGTTATTAGGATCTGAACGAATGTCCATTTCCCGCAGAGCAAGTTCCACAGATGGATAAACCATGAAATCAATAAGGTTGTTTGACTGACGGAAATCCTTGTGAATAGCAACCGTACCATCAACTTCAACACGACCAGTCGTAATTGCGAACATTGTAAGGTGGAGACGATTCACCTTATTAGTTGGCCAATGAGGAATAAGATCCTTCCACATACTCTTAACATGTTCCTGAAATTCCATTACCCACTTAAAAACACTCCGCCAATGATCTGGACGCTGGAGGCGATCAAGGTTCTGAAAGAGAATCTTAATAGAATCAACCGCTACCTGTTCAGAAAACTTTTCAAGACGACTCTGGAAACTAGGAATATCTTGCATAAAGGACCGGTAAATGTTAGCCTTTTCTGGAGATGTGAAAGAAGATGGAATAATCGTAATGTGCTCATATGGGAGGTTCGTTTCATGATCAACTCCTTCCTTAATAGGAGGAAACGTATCCTTCTCAATCATAAAAACCTTTGGGTTAATAAATTCCTTGTTCACCTTCATAACCTCTTCTCGGACCTTGAAAAGACTCCCCTTCTGACACCCGTCGTGTTCACAACGAATATTTGAAAGAAGGCATGGACCATCAGGACCATTCAGCCCAAAGAGTTGCTTGGAACGACGGTAGCACTCCTGACACTTACCATGGTCAAGCATAAGGGATCGAACCTTATCACCATTTACAGAGTTACGGATGTAGTACTTCACACCATTGATACCAAACACCTTCACAGATGTAGGATCATTAATGAAGTCCCCGTAACTACGCCCCGGATTAGGGGCAGGAGCAGGAGAAGGTGCTTCATCCATCCCAACAACTTCAAAATCATCCATATCAACAGTAGTCATCATTATTATTATTAATCTCCAGAATTGTTAGATACTATGTTCTTTCTAATTTTTTTCAAATTTTGATTTAACTCAAAGAAGCACGACAAAGAGGACATGACTTTCCATCTTTAAACCATTGTTTTGAACACTCGTTATGATAATAATGACCACACTCTAAATATATTATAATCTCATCCTCCATATAACTATCAAGACAAATAGCACATTCTTTTTCTTTAAATTTATCATTCCTCTTATACTTCTCAAGTTTGGTTTTTATTAATCTTTCTCTACTATAACCAGTAATTATATTATTATTATCCCCATTACACATTAATACACCACATATACTTAAAAATAAAAGTAAGAAACACATAAATGAATATAATTCATATCCTATAATACCTAATGTATCAGTACTATTATCATCATCATTTTCATAATTATTCCCATAATCATTTTCATAATGAGGATAATTACCTTCTCGATATTCCATTATATTAATATTTATTAATATCTATTAATATTTATTAATATTTAAATGATTGTTCATAATATAATTATATTCTAATTATATAATGGACTCAAATCATCACACAAGGAAATATATCGATTTCCATAATAAATATACAAAGATATATGGAGAAAATACTGTTGTCTTAATGCAATCCGGTAGTCACTTTAATATTTTTGCCGTAATTAATGATGAAATTAACCATGGACCCGATATATACTACATATGTCAAAATATATTAAATAATGCTCTCCAAGTTACTAAACAAAATAAAAATAAACCAGATATATCATACTCAAATTGCCTCTTAGCCGGATTCCCCATTTTTTCAATACAAAAATATGAAAACATATTACTCAATAACAACTATACAGTTGTTATCGTTGAACAAATTACATCCCCTCCTAACCCCGAAAGAGGTGTCACCAGAATTGTTTCACCGGGAACTACTATTGACGGTTATAATAAACAAGAAAACCATTATCTTATGTCGATCTATATTGAAAAAAATAGTTATATGACAAAAGATATCTATATTACAGGTATTTCGTCAATTGACCTTTCAACCGGTAAAAACTACCTTCACTATGTAATTGATAAATTAGATGATAATAACTTCTGGAATGATGAAATCGGCAGATATATTAATTTTTATAATCCGTCAGAAATAATCTTTCATTTCAAAAATTTTGAATTATCAAAAAACGATATCATACAAAACTGGGACATTTCACATAATTCAATACAAATTAACCATTATAAAGATAAAAATTACCTCAAAACATCCTTTCAAAATGAATTTTTACAAAATATATTTGACCTAAGTATCCTCATGTCTCCAATAGAACACTTTGATCTTGAAATGAAAAATGAACTTGCTATAGCATACGTCTATCTTCTGCTTTATGTTAAAGACCATAGATCTGATATATTAAATAATATAGAGAAACCACTATTAATTAACGATAATCAATGTCTCAGTTTAACATCTAACTCAATTAGACAATTAAATGTAATTAATAATTACTCATACTATAAAGGAAAAAATGAATCCCTCCTTTCTGTTTGTAATCTATGTGTTACTCCAATGGGGAGAAGACTCTTTAAAGAAAGATTACTCTATCCTTCCATAAATATAGATATAATTAATCAAAGATATGATTATATAGATAAATTTAAAATAAATAACTTCTATAATGATATTATCCCAATTCTTAGAAAAGTTTCAGACTTAGAAAAATCATTAAGAAAAATAGGTATTGATCTACTACAACCCAATGATTTCTACTCAGACTCGTTATCATTTGAATACATCTATAAAATACTTAAATTATTAGAAAATGAAAAAACTATTATTCAAAAAATAAATATACCAGAAACAATCGAAAAGTTTAAGGAGTTTTATGATTATATCCACAATACTTTCATATTTCAAAACTTCTCATCCACAAATAATCTTGATCGTTCATTCCTAAAACCTGGAATAAATAAAGACTTAGATATGTATGATGATCTTACAATAGAATATCATTCTATTCTTATTAAAATAGCTAAAAGGTTATCTAAACAACTTGATAATTCAGAAACAAGTATAAAATTAGATTATGATGAAAGGAATCACTGGTTTCTATATTGTACCAATAAAAGATCATCCACTTTCAAAGAAAGATTAACAAATATAAATAATAATTTAATTCATGTTAAAGATGAAGATAATAAGATCATTCAGTCCTTCTCAAAAGAAGATTTCTCATTTAAAAAAAAAGATGGATCAAGCACAATTATAATATTAAATTATTCAAAAGAAATATCTAATAAACTTATCACAATACAGGATAGAATAAATAAATTAAATAAAGAACAATGGAAATCAAAAATGGATTACATATTTAAAACGTATAATATTCATCTTAAAAAATTCTATTTATTCTTAGCTGAAATCGATGTTTACACATCAAACGCAAAATTATCAACTCAAAATGGATATCATCGTCCAAAGATCATTGATGCTCAAAAAAGTTTTGTTAATGCGAAAGAATTAAGGCATCCTATAGTTGAAAAAATCCATACGAATACTGAATATATAACTAATGATATTCATATTGGAATGAAAGATGAAAAAGATGGAATACTACTATTTGGAACAAATGCTTGCGGTAAATCAACACTAATGAAAGCAGTCGGTCTAAATATCATTATGGCTCAAGCAGGTCTCTTTGTGCCTTCTTCCTCATTTGAATACTATCCTTATAAACAAATTTTCACAAGAATTCTAAATAATGATAATATTTTTAGATCACAATCATCATTCGCAGTAGAAATCCAAGAACTAAAAAGTATCCTAAATCGTTCAGATGATACTTCACTCGTTCTAGGGGATGAACTTTGCTCTGGAACAGAAAGTATTTCAGCTTTATCTATAATAACTGCTGGTTTAAATACCTTATGTAAAAGGAAAACATCTTTTATATTTACATCTCACTTACATGAATTAACAAAATTAGAGGAAGTAAACTCATTAAATAATCTTAAAATATATCACCTGAAAATAGATTATGATAAAGAAAAAGATTTATTAATTTATGATAGAAAATTAGAAGAAGGATCTGGACCATCTATCTACGGATTAAAAGTTTGTGAAGCAATGGGTCTTTCCCATGAATTTATGAACTTCGCAAATAAAATTCAAAATAAATTAGAAAATAAAACAACAAATACAAAATTATCACAATACAATACAAATGTATTCATGGATGAATGTAAGATTTGTTTCAAAAAAAATGAACAACTAGAAACCCATCACATTAAAGATCAAAAATATGCTGATGAAAATAATATGATTAATAATCACCATAAAAATATTAAACATAATCTTGTTCCATTATGTAAATCATGTCATCTGAAAGTTACTAATCATGAATTAATTGTTAAAGGATGGAAAGAAACGAATCGAGGTAAAATATTAGACTGGAAAAAAGCAGATAAAAAAAGTTCAGTTAATAAAAAATTCTCAGAAAATCAAGTTCAAAATATTCTTGAATTAAAATCAAATAATCCATCGCTTTCACAAAAAGACTTTCTCAAAAAAATTGAATTAGAAAATAATATTAAACTTAGTCCGTCTACTCTCAAAAAAATGGTTGATAATAAATATTAATCATTTTATTCATTATTAACTATTTTATCATAATTATTAATGAATAATAATACCCCTATAATAAAACATATACACATAGTAAATAAACATATTGTATATAACCTTAATATACATCTATTACCTCCATTATAATAATCATCATTTTCTTCAATCATATTTTAATTACTTTTTAATAATCAAATCAAATTTTAATTCTCTAATTCAAGTGCTTTCTTATAATATGCTTCCGGCCAATGATGGAATACACTTTTAACATCCGTAAATGTTCCACATCCGGCATATTCAATTTCATTCAAGAAATATTTTGTCTTATCAAGTGTATTTCCTTGACAACATCCTAAATCAATTCTTAAAAATAAAGGTCGAACAACCTTTCCATTTATCTTTGTTTCCGGATAATTATCTAAAACTTTTTTTGCTATTTTTTTTGCCTGTTCCAATGTCTTCTTATCAACTGTCCCTATACTTTCAGGAGGAGGCCACGCTTTTATAGCAATATAATATTTATATTCACCATTAATCCAAAAAGTCTTTAATTCCCATTTTTTAACAAATCCTTCCATTTTTTCTTGACAAACTAATCCCGGAAATTTTTTTGTCGTTTTTAAATATTTAATTAATTCTTTTTCAACACCCTTTTCATTCTCATCGGTTATATCTGTATAAAATGATTCACTCATTTCAGGAATACTTTCATCATTAGAATAAAAGGATTCGGTTGTATATGTTTCATCTCCTTCTTTTAAATCGAATTTTGATATTTCTATATTAGCAAAAGCATAATCAGGTTTAACTACAAATCCCTTCCATTTATTTTTTTTAGCTTCAGCAATAATTTTCTTAGCATCTCTTACCTTTTTAATTAAAAATGTAGGCGCAATAGGGACACCCTTTTTTTCATAATATTTTAAATAATCTCCTTTATTATATAAAAAATCTTGCTCCGATAAAGGTGGATAAATATTATTTTTCTTATTCTTCATTATTGATAACCATTTCTTATGCATAGCATTTGATCCATGCCAAGCATTCAAAAGATTCACCCCAACCAAAAAATTTACATCATTTTTTTGTAATGTTTTTTCATTAAAGTTTTTTAAATATTTCACCTCGGCATCAGGATATTTATATTCAATAGCAGCAACTAAAGCAGCTTCGTTTAATATCATACCATCATCTATATACTCTTCTGGAACATTATCCATCCATTTCCTATAAGGTTCACATGGATTTGTCTCCCCCAATCTTCCTCCAAGAATACCAATTTTAACCATTATATTATATTATTATATTAAAAAAAAATATTTACTATTAATAAATGAACAAAAATTTAGAACATCTCCTCCATGCCGTTGTAATTGGTATTGTATTATGTCTTATTATGACAAAAGTTTTAGGACAAAGCACTGGTGTTGCTTGTGATCGCAGTATGGTTTTAGCCGCGGTTGCTCTTATCTACATGGTTTTATTTGGTCACACGTTCCCTCCGGGATCCATAAATCCATCCTTTAAATTTTAATTTAATTCAGTATAAATATCTTTTAATTTATCCATTATTTTAAGGTATGTTCCTTCGTTTACATGATCTTTTACATCTTCTTCAATTATCATTTGAACCCCCATCAAATGATCTCTTATTTTTTTATTTTTTTCATCATTTATTTCTTTTTCATCATCATCATCCACTTCATATTCAATATTCGATATATTCACTCTAAATGGAGGAGCGCCTATCAAAAATGGATATTCATTATTAAATGATTCCGTTTCAGGATCTAAAATTGGAAGTTCCCATGTATTTTCTGAATCAAAATTAACTCTAAATTCATATTCCGAAGTATAATCATCTATCACATAATTAATCCTTTGCCTCTGTACAGGCGATGTACTTTCAGCTTGATATGTAAGTTGACAAAGGACAGAATGATGGATATATTCTTCCAATGAAATATGATTATTAATATCAATCAAGACTTCATCAACCATACGCATACGGACTGTTAACCACCTTTGGTTTAATATTGAAGGTATATTATTCATATAAGCTAATATTGTACAAATATTCGAATCAATAAACCAATCATGTGTTTCGTTTATTATTAGTTTTAATGAAGTTCCAAAAATATCATGTTCATGGATCTCAAGTACCTTTTGAATATGCGTATAGCGTCCATTAACCTCATCAAAGTAACTTACATAAAAATGTTCAGCCACATCCCGAGGATCACAGAGGGGAAAATCCGGATTTCCATAAAATTTAGGATCAACATGATCAAATATCCAAGCAATACCCCTCTCACAATAAGGGACTGTGTCAGGATTACTCATTAGATCAAATGTCGTTGATACATAATCAGTAACTTTATAATCTTCACATTTGTATGCTTCTTCAGTTACACCAACCTGTCTCTGATTAGAACTATAATAAACATTTCTATCAACATGTCTGTCAAGGACTCTCTTCATAACATAACTATAAATACAACAAACATCTACAGGTTCAACTTCTGTCTTCCAAAAATCTTCCCATGATTCATTTCGTCCAGGACTTCGAACAATTGATAATATCTCTTTTAGAAGTTTACAAAAACGTTTCGGAAGTTTAGAATCAAATATATCCTCATCCCCCTCCCAACCTGGAGCAGATATTATCCCTCCCAAACGAATTAATTTCCACCAATGCCATACAGAACCCTTACCCAGTCTATAATAACTGTTTGAAGGTCGTCCATGTTCTTTTGATGGACCTTCTTTAAAATCCATAATATCTTCCCATTTCAAATGACAATAAAGAGCATATTGAACATAACCTAATATTATCTCTTCCATTAAAGGTTCATACTCTCTTTTTGGTGGAATAGTCGTATGGGATAAAATAACATCAGTTATACCATCATTACCAGGAATAATTCCACTAGTCTTTATTTTTTCATATGTTCCATCTTCATTTTTACTCCATCCCCAAACACCACCATTATTCATAGCACAAATAGAACATGGTTTCACAACCATAGTATCTCCCCCGACAGTTGTAAAACATATACCATGCTCTTTACAATATATACATGAATAATCTAATCCAGAAGGATTTTCTTTAGCTTCTTCAGGGGTTTTTGCAGAAGGGTTTGATTTATCTGTAGGATAATAACATCCTTCGAAATACATAATTATTAAAAGATTATTATTTAATATATTTGATAATTCAATATTTCAAATTTAAATAAACTTATCCCTTACCTTAGGATAAATAAATGTAAATATCGCATAAAGGACTAACCAATGAATAGCATATATCTCTAATGAATGTTTTCCAGCATTTTCTAATAAAGTAATATTCTCATTTTTTTTAATAATTGGTTCTGGCTCATATGTTACTATATAATTACCAATTAAAATACCTATACACATTAATATCATCCACGGTATAATTGGAAAATGATCGATTGAACTATAATTATAATTAAATCCAAATATAAATCCTATTGGAGAAGGTAATAGATTTTGTAACGTATATGGTTTCACCTTTTTAATGATATAAAATATAGATAATATACCAATGATTATTTTTATAATATATTCTTTATCAACAAACATAAATAATAATAATGAAGATAATGATATAAAATGTAATATTCCAAATTTAACGTATTTATCACCAAAAACAAAATAAGTGAACAAAGACATACATATAGCAAAAAAAGCCAATTTAACAATACGTTTTATACTTTTCATAATATACATTTTTTTTGATTCTTTCTTTTTCTCTGATTTCTTTTTAGAAATTACTAAATTTATACCAACACAAGTAATAAATATTATTTGAGCAACTTTAGCAACAATTTTAAGTAATTGTGTATCATACTCTAATTCTTTAAATCCATATTGATTCGCATAATAAAATATATGGAAGAATATCATACAAAAAACCGCAACACCTTTTAAAATATCTATTTCTATATAACGATTCATATAATAAATAAAATATTAAAATTTGAATATTATTTTATTTAAAACTATAAAACGTAATTATATATATATACTATGGCTGAAGATGAATATGATGAAAAAGACCTAAGAACACATGTTTATGATACTCCAGATACTTATGCCGGAAGTGATCAAGAAGCACCTGATACACTACCACTAATGGAAGATGATAACATTATATTCAAAGAAACTGAAATTATTCCAGTTATTTATAAAATGTTTGATGAAATTATTGTGAATGCTCGTGATCAATATGAAAGACTAAAAGATATAAAAGATTCTCAACCATTAACAGAAATTAAGGTTACTATTAATGAAGAAACTGGTGAAATATCAATCTATAATAATGGAGATAGTATTAAAGTTCAAAAACATAGTAGTGGCATCTATAATGCTGAACTCATCTTTGGAAAATTACTAACATCAGGTAATTACAAGAAAGGTCAAAAGAGAACTGTCGGTGGTAAAAATGGATATGGTGCTAAAATTGTTAATATCTTTTCAACCTCTTTTGATGTTGAAACTGGAGATAGACACACGAAAAAAAAATACTTTCAACATTTCTATAATAATATGAAAGAAAAAGATAAACCAATTATTAAAAAATATAATGGAAAACCATTCACCCGTATTACCTGGAATACAGACTTTGAACGATTTGGAATTAAACATTTTTCAAAGGATATGATAGCTTTAATGAAAAGAAGGGTTCATGATATTGCTGGTGTTACAGATGCCAAAGTAAATGTATATTTCAATAATCAAAAAATTAAAATTAAATCTTTCCCAGATTATATCAAACTTTATCCGACATCTCACGAAAAAGTTTATGAAAAACTAAATGATCGTTGGGAACTAGCCGTTTCAGTCTCATCAAATGATAAGTTTAATCAAGTATCTTTTGTAAATGGTATTGCCACTACTAAAGGAGGTGTTCATGTCGATACAGTTGTAAAACTTATTACTAGTGGTGTAGTAGCATATATTAAAAAGAAAAATAAGAGAGATGTTCAAGGGAAATATGTTAAGAATTATCTATCCATTTATCTAAATTCCGTAATTAATAATCCTTCATTTGATTCTCAAACAAAAGAACGACTCATCACACCAAAAAGTAAATTTGGATCTTTACCCGAAATTAATGAAAAATATATTAAAAAATTATGTAATTCAGGTCTTTCTGAAAGAGTTCTTCAATTTTCTGATTTTAAAGAAAAGACTTTGGCAAAGAAAACAAATGGAACTAAAAAGAATAAATTAAGAGATATCCCCAAACTCGATGATGCTAATTGGGCTGGAACTAGAAAGTCACACCTTAGTACACTTATTCTAACAGAAGGGGATTCTGCTAAGTCTATGGCAATAGCCGGATTATCTGTTGTTGGTCGAGATAAGTATGGAGTTTTCCCTCTTAAGGGTAAAGTACTTAATGTTCGTGATGCTACTATTAAACAGATTACAGGTAATTCAGAAATTACGAATATTAAAAAAATCATCGGTCTAGAAAGTGGTAAAAAATATACTGATATCAAAAAATTAAGATATGGTAAAATTATGATTATGACTGATCAAGACCATGATGGATCACATATTAAAGGTCTTCTTCTAAATCTAATCCATAGTGAATGGCCCGAACTTCTCAAACTTAATTATATCAATTGTATGGTTACACCTATTATTAAAGCAACTAAGAACAAAGATATTAAATCATTCTATACACTGACCGATTATAACAATTGGAAAGAAAATAAAATGAATGGTAAATGGAATATCAAATACTATAAGGGACTTGGGACATCAACATCAAAAGAAGCCAAAGAATATTTTAAAGATCTTAAAATTAATCAATACATTCTCGATGATAAAACAGATGATTCAATGGTCCTGGCTTTCAAAAAAACAGAAGCAGATAAAAGAAAAGAATGGCTAAAAACATATAATGAAGAAGAAATCCTGGATTATAACCAAGAAAAAACAAAGATTAATGACTTTATTAATAAAGAATTTAAACATTTCTCTAATTCTGATAATCTAAGATCAATCGGTTCATGTATCGATGGTCTCAAAGTATCACAAAGGAAAGTACTCTTTTCATGCTTCAAAAGAAAACTATATTCTGAAATTCGAGTTGCCCAACTATCCGGTTATGTAAGTGAACAAGCATCATATCATCATGGTGAAGCATCTCTTCAAGGTACCATTGTCGGTATGGCTCAAAACTATGTTGGCTCGAATAATATCAACCTGCTTCAACCCAATGGTCAATTTGGAACTCGTATTATGGGTGGTTCTGACTCGGCAAGTGCAAGGTACATTCATACTCAATTAAACCCTCTTGTTGACCATATATATCCATCTGCCGACTTCCCTCTTCTTGATTATATTAATGATGATGGATTAATGGTTGAACCAAAATGGTATTGTCCCATTTTTCCAATGGTCCTAGTAAATGGTATGCTTGGAATTGGAACAGGTTTTAGTACTAATATCCCACAATTTAATCCGAAAGACTGTTGTAATAACATCCGAAGGAAACTTGATGGAAAACCTTATCTTTCAATGATGCCATACTATAAAGGTTTTAAAGGTAGAATTAGTAAGGTCGTTGAAAAAGGATTGACTAAGTTTGTCACTCGTGGAAAATATAAAATTAAAGATGAATATGTTACTATCACAGAATTACCTATCGGAAAATGGACACACGATTTTAAAGAATTTATTGAAAAAACAATTCAACTTGAAGATTCATGGATTCTTGATTATGAAAATCACTCTACTGATGAAAAAGTAAACTTTGTTATTAAAGTTAATGATGAAGTTCTATTCGATAATCAATATAAATCAAAAGATATAATTGAAGAAAAATTTAAACTAACCTCAAATAGAAATGTATCAAATCTACATCTATATACTAAAGATGGAACAATCAAAAAATATGATGACATTTATAAAATCCTTGATGAACATTATTATGTTCGTCTTGATTTATATCAACAAAGGAAAGATCATCAATTAGATATTCTTGAAAATGATATCAAATTTCTAGAAGCTAAAAGAAGATTTATCGAATATGTTATTGATGAAAAAGTAATTGTTTATAAACAAAGTAAAACGAAAATTATAAATTCTCTAAGAAATTTTGAATTCCCATTTTATGAAGATGGTATAATTGGAGAATATGATGAAACTGTTGATGTTAAATCACAATATAATTACCTTCTTAATCTCTCTATTTATAATTTCACACTAGAAAAAGTTGAAGAACTAGAAAATGATATTGAAGATAAAAAAGAACAACATCAAACTCTCGAAGGGATAGATATTAAAGATATTTGGAGAAATGAACTCGATACCTTTGAAGAAAAATATGATGAATGGCTAACTACATCTAAAAAAGAATAAATATTTAAAAAATTAATATTTAAATATAGTAAATTTATGATTGGTGATTATTTATGGATTGTTATTACTGGAGGGATAACTTCTTTTATTGCTGCTATGGGTATCGGGGCTAATGACGTTGGAAACGCATTTGCCTCTTCAATTGGTTCAAAAGCATTAACAGTCAAGAATGCTGTCGTCATTGCTAGCATTTTTGAATGTACAGGTGCTATCCTCATGGGTTCCCATGTTACAAAAACAATTAGAAAAGGTATTGCCGATTATGAATGTTTTGAAGATTCTCCAGAAATTTTTATCTATGGATGTTTTTGTGTCCTTACCTCTGTTGCTGCTTGGTTATTTTTGGCTTCTTATTTAGAAATGCCCGTATCTACAACTCATTCATGTGTCGGGGGTATGATAGGTATGGCATTGGTAACAGGAGGATCTGACTGTGTAATATGGTATAAAGCAACTGAATCTTTCCCATGGGTAGGAGGTGTTTCCGGTATAATAATTTCATGGTTCTTATCACCAATCTTTTCTGCTATTGTAGCAGGAACAATTTTTTATTCAACAAGATTACTAGTATTACGTAAAGAAAACAGTTTTAATAAATCATATTGGTCATTTCCTATTTTTGTTTCACTAACAATGACTCTCAATACATTTTTTATTATCTATAAAGGGGGGAAAGGGGTTGGATTAGATGATATACCAATGGGCGCAGCATTATTAGTTGCTTCCTGTATTGGATTATTTTCAGGTGGAATAATTATACCATTTATCCCCCATATGAAAAATAAAATTAATCAAAGAATTGATAATGAACGTGATTTACCCGTTATAGAAAATAATGAAATTATCCCTATAATTCAAAAAGAAAAGAAAGGATTAAATAAAATTGTTTCAAAAATCAAAGATAATATGGATTATGATTTAGATCAAATAAAAGTTGATAATGTTAAAGAAATTCATGATAATTGTGAAGTTTTTGATAAAAAAACAGAAGAAAGCTTCAAATATCTTCAAATATTTACAGCTATTTGTGACTCATTCAGTCATGGAGCTAATGATGTTGCCAATGCTATAGGTCCGTATGCGGCTATAGTATCAATCTACATGGATGAAGGTGAAATGTCCAAAAAAGTTGAAATGGATGAATATGCATATATGATTTTAGCTATGGGAGGAGTTGGTATATCTCTTGGACTAATACTATATGGATATAAAATCATAAGGGCGATTGGAGTTAAATTATGCTGTATCACTCCTAGTAGAGGGTTCTCAATTGAACTAGGATCGGCAACAATTATTATTATTGGTAGTCGTTTAGGTATTCCACTATCAACAACTCACTGTCAGGTCGGAGCAACTATGGGGGTTGGTGCTTTAGAAGATTTTAAAGGTTGTTCAGGTATTAATTGGAATATTGCGTATAAAGTATTCTTAGGTTGGATTATAACACTCGTAGTTGTTGGAGGAACAACAGCATTATTAACTGCTCAGGGAATATATGCTCCAAGTGAATTTAATGATCAATGCTTACTAGTAAACCATACTAATTCATCTCTTTAATTTCTTCTTAGTTCGTTTCTTTCTCTTTCTCTTTCTAGTAGTTCTTTTCTTTCTAGTAGTTCTTTTCTTTATCTTAGATCTTCTCTTTTTACCACCACCATCCCCATATGCCATGGGCATACTTGACTGAGCCGCCTCTGCAATTCTATCCTGATAATTAACACCGTTATATTTATCTATACTTTTTTTGTAATTTCGAGTGGCTATATCATACTGAATTTTATTAATATGAACTATCCTTATATATTTTGTATTTACTTCATCTTCTTTAAATTCATCATAGAGTTCATTTAAATCATCAATAGTCGGGATAGTTGTAAAATAATATCCAATATAATCTTTACTTTTTCTTAATAATAACTTTAACTGAGAATAAATCTTTTCATAAATTTTTCTATTTTCTTCCATATCTTCAAAAAATTTTATATTATACAAAGGATAATCTCTCATTTCACAATTGATTACCTCTAAATTCCCATTATTACATTTTAAAATTAATCCATACCCTTCATCTTCATCTTCACATGTTAAAATATCATGAAAATCAATAATCTCTTTTAAACCATATAAATCACTTATATCTCTTCCCTCTCTTAATTTAACACCATTCTCTTTCATCCATTCTTCATAATTAGTCGTTTTTATATAACATTTATTACCATAATTATGGGTTATATTAGTTGTTATAATATCTTCTAAACCAGATGATTCATATAATCTTTGAATAAAAGGCGGGGGTTCCATAATCCCTTGAGAAGGGATATCTGTACGAGCACGAAATAATTTGGATTCTAATTCCCCCTCTCCATGACGTTTACCCGTTAGAGTGTTTATCATATTTATAATAATGAAATATTTAAATTTGATTTTTCTTTGAATAAAAGATGTTTATAAATATATATATTACAATGAGAATTGAAAGAGAAAGTCCCCTCCGTTTCCTTGATGTTGATGTTTCAAGGTTAATTTATGAAACATATTTTCCAAATAAAAAAACAATTCAATTAAAATCTATGGTGATTGATCAATTTAAATATCACCTTAAAGAATATTTAAATACATATAAACTCCCCGACATATATGGTCCTCTCAATATAATTTCTACTACTAGACGTCCTCGAGGGACACAACATCTACATGGTAATGCTAAAAAACACTACTCTTTTAATTCATATCTTATAAATGTATGTAAATTTAAAATAACTCTAAAGAGAAAATATTACTCTGATATAAGGCATAAACCTTCATATAAAAGGGCTAATAGAATGGTTCTCGAAGGAAGAAAAAAAAGAAGGGAATTAAAATATTAAATAATTTAATGAAAGATAAATTATTCTATGTTTTATCAGTCACCTCTGCCACCATTCTATTAACTTCATTAAATTACTTTGTTATCGAAAATAATAAACTCACTGAAGAAGAAAAATTTAAATTATTATGGAATCCAAAAATCTAAATTTGAATTATTAAATGTTATTATCTTAAATAATGACAGAAATGACCTCTTACAAAGGTATAAAAGTACTAAACTATGCTGCTGATGATTGGGGGGATGATGATGATCCAGGAACACCTCGCTCCAATGACGATGAAGGCGATTCTATTAAAAGTTATTCAGACGAAACACCATCTCCAAGAAAGGTGAATAGCAAACCATTTGATTCTAATTTCCTTCTAGGGATTCTTGTAGGTATCCTGATACATAAATATTTTATCTAATGATTATTAAAAATTTCCATTATTCTCTATAAGACCAATATAATTCCTTTTTTTATATTTGATAATATATATATATTATGGGGGATTTATTAAGAAATGCTATTAATGATCATAATAATGATGATATAATAAAAATTCTTTTATCACTAAAAGAAGAAGAATTAAATGATGTAATCACTGGGGATCATCCATTAATATCAGCAGTTAAAAGTGATAATTTTTTTGCTTTTGAATTATTATTAAAGGATGGTTCTGATCCACATATGCTAAATGGAGGACCAACAACAGTATACTGCGATATTTTAAATATTCTAACAGATAATCTAATACTAAACCCCAGTAATAAATATGATAACTTTGATCAATTTATTGAATTACCATTATTTTACGGTAATCTTACAGATTCGCTAAATGAAGGGAATCCAAGTGTATATGAATATATCTTTGGAGGAGGATTAAGGGATCAAATAGAATATGGAGGAATATTAACACTTACTAAAGAACAGTTATCAAGTATAAATATCATAGAACAGAAAGTTAAATCATCTATTAATAATGTAGAAAAACTTTCTTTAATGAATACTCAACAACAACTAAATCTTCAAAAAACATACTTACAAGGAAGTGAAACTAGTCCTTTAAATTTTCTAGATAATGATACAATGTTAGAATTAGTAGAATATCTAAAAGAAGAAGCACCATACTCTACAGCAACGTCAAGATTTAAACCCGAACAATCATACAAAAGCTATGAAAAAGAAAAAGAAACTAAAGGAAAAAGAACTAAAAAGAAAAAGAAAAGGAGAAAGAAAAAGAAATGGAAAAAGGGGAAAACCCAACGGGGAGGACTATATGTTAAAATTGATGAAAATCGTTTAAATAATTGGAATTCCATCCATACATTTAAAAATGATTGTATTCCATGTACATTAGATTTTATAGGTTTTGGAAGAGAATATTGTTCTATCTTATGTGGTTTCTATGGTCAAATGGGAACAACTCATAAAGAAATAATTAGAGAATTAAAAAATAAATATAAAGGTTATTCAGTATCAGCAAAATTATTAGATGGTTTTAAACCATATTTAGATAAATTATATGATTCATTAAATCAATATAAAAATGATAAAATTATTCGTCAAGTAGATAATGATGACCTTGATGGCTATATGTTAGATCTAAAGAAAATATTTAATACAATACCCAATAATTATGTAATGCTCGGTAGAATAAATATAAAAAATAAAAATTTCGGTCATGCTGTTGTTTTTGGCAATATTAATGGTGTCCCAGTATTATATGATCCACAGCATTCAAAAGACTACAAAGGTCTCGATGATATTACCATGTTCCTAGTCTTACATATGGTAAATTATATTCATCTATATTATGTCCATAAAAAAGGAATTCTATTAAAGGATAATCAAAGTGGTTTTAAACCATCGAATTACTATCATTCAGAACCTACATTAGATATAGAAAGCTTTAACACAGCATCTGAAGGTTTTCAAACAGCATCAGAAGGTTTTCAAACAGCATCAGAAGGTTTTCAAACAGCATCAGAAGGTTTTCATACTGCTCCAGAAAGATTTCAAACAGCATCAGAAAGATTTCAAAGTTCTCCGGGAAGAAATTATTATTCACAATATCCACAAGATCTATCACAGTATCCTCTATATCTACAAGCCTGGCAATAAAATTCTGAACAAGGATGAATATTATTATCAATCATATAATCACATAATCCTTCGTTATGTAACAAATCATAATAATTATCACAATTTATTTTATCCACAACACCATTACTATGAATCGTTTGATTTCTATTTATATTTGTCTTATTCATATCATTATTTAATTGATATAATGACAAAATTATAAGTACAACAACAAATATACTAGTGAATATACATAAATACTTATCACATTTTTCTTGATCACATAAACATCTCTTTTTCCTATTAGTTTGTATATTATTTGAATGTAAAGGGAGTCTCTCAACTTCCATAGTTACTTTTTTGAATATTCACTAATAATTATTTCAAATTCTAACTATCTAAATAATATCCAGTCCCTTGATCACTTGTCTTAAAAACATATCCTTCTTTTCTATCTATAAAAGTTTTTGATGATATAAATGGTTCAAAAGTACCATTATCATTATCATTATTCACAATATTATCATTATTCACAATATTATCATTATTTATAATATTATCATTATTATTATTATTATTATTATTATTATTATCATCATCATCATATATAACTATGTTACCAATTCTTTTATTACATAATCCAGTAATACAGTATATACTACGGAAATCTTTGATATGGTATAATAAATATACCATGAAACCAATAATGTAGAATATACATGGTACATAGGTTTTATAGGGTGTTTCTTCCATTATTTTAATATATATAATCCCAAATACAGCAGCAATTAATCCAATAATAGTACTTTCAAAGAGTAAATTCATTTTCATTTCCTTTATTCAATTGAATATATTTTTTTCAATATTTAATCAATAGCTTCTTTTATAATTTTATGCGATTTTTTTAATGTCTCAACAACCTTTTTCTGTTTCTCTGTTGCCTTTAACATTGTTTCCAATTTTTTTACTTCATTATTTAATTGCCACTCAGATAAAAAATATGCAGATTTAATAGGATCATTTGATTCATATAATAATAATGGTTTTAATTTATCATTTGATTCATCGTCAGAAGAATTAGAAATACTCATTATATTTAATAATTATATTTAAGTTTAAAATATTTAAAAAAATATAATGTACTATTTATAAATAAAATGACAGAAGAAGAAAAAGTTGATTATCTCGATGTTGATGATTCCATTCCAGGACAAAATTATTGTTGTTTATCATTTGTATCTCCAGAGGATTTAATAGAATCGAAAGAAGCCTGGAAAGTTTCCAAATTTTTACAATCAGTTTGTAAAGATAAAGATATGGAATTTAAAAAAATTATGGAACAATATAAAGACTTTTGCTATAAATTTCAAGATGACCTACAGAAAGATTTTGATCAACAGAATGATTTTAAAACAAATATTAGAGGTGTAAAAGTTAGAGGAGTATATAACACACAAGCAGAAGCCACTTCCAGAGCAAAAAAATTACAAACAACCGACAGTGATTTTCATGTCTTTGTAGGTCAAGTAGGGTATTGGCTCCCATGGAATCCTTGTGCTGATAAAATTGAAGATGAACAATTTATGAACTCTCAATTAAATGATATGATGGAAAAATATAAAGAAAATACAATTAATAAAGATGTTTTCTATGAAGAACAAAAACGTGAAAAAGTTAAGGCCGCTAGAGAAGAAGCCTTGAAAAAGAAAAAAGAAAAATTAGAATCCGAAAAGGAATTAGAAGATAAAGAACCAGTTAAAGAAGAACCAGTTAAAGAAGAAGTTAAAGAACCTGTTAAAGAACCAGTTAAAGAAGAAGTTAAAGAAGAAGTTAAAGAAGAAGTTAAAGAAGAAGATAAAGAAGATGTTAAAGAAGAAGTTAAAGAAGAACCCGTTAAAGAAGAACCCGTTAAAGAAGAAACGGAACCTGAAGAAGTTAAAGAAGAAAAGGAACCTGAAGAAATTAATGAAATAATTGGTAATGACAAAGTAGATGATGATATAAAAGAATCTTTAGAATCGGTTGATCCATGGATGGCTAATAAATTAAAGGAACAATAAAATATTACTATTAACTATATGGAAGCAGTACTACTTTTTTTATCATTAATATTTATGAGTATAATAATCTATCATTTGGTAAATTATTATAATCTAAAAAAATTAAATAAATGTGAGATCCTTTATAAAATTAAAGAAGAAGTAGAAGATGAAGATGAAGAAGATGAAGAAGTAGAAGAAGAAGTATCCGAGTTGTTAGAACCTTAAATTTTTATGTCTAATTAGAGTATAATGAAATTAAATTTATCTTTAATTATATTTATGATGGGTATATTTTTCATTACAGCTGGATATGCTAATCAAGTTAAACCAAGTTGTAAAGAAGGAGTTGAAATAAAATATGTTACAAAAGATCTATATGATGAAATTTCACAGGAAAAACCATATATGGAAAATCACTTACAAACCCTATAGAAGGGATATTCCCCACATTTAGGACTTTTCCTTATGATTTTACAAATATCCCCTGGGGCAAGTCTTATCATTTTTGCCATTATTTCAGTTTTGGATATAATTGGACATTGATTAAGGGTACAATTACATTCATTTAATATTTTTTCAATCTCTTTCTTATTTCTAATTGGAATATGTTTGGGGACTAATCTATGTTTCGTTATATTATTTGTAAAATGATTAATATCAAATAAATGAACATTGCGAAAATGAATCTTTTCTAATGGATAATCATTTTCTTCCATTTCAGAAATAATCTCTTCACTTAAACCATTTTCTTGTAATCCATTTTGAAGACCCATATTTAATTCAGTAAAACTTTTCTCAAGTGACTCAGAAATAGTATCATTAATTATTATAAATAAACTATCTTCAAAATTAATTAATTCACTCTGATACAAATTATTTAATTTCTCACATGCTGCCTTCGTCACTTTTGAATTTTGACGACCAACTTCAGGCAAATTAAAATAAATAATATGTAATTTATGTGATGGTATTTTTCGATGTTTCAATGAAAAATTACAACCTGAAGCAGGACCAAATAAAGCCAAATTAGAATTTTTTGATGAAGGAATTGAATATATTTTATGTATTTCATTATCAGATAAATCTGCTATACTCGATACATCCCATTCATCTTCTAATATTTCTTTAAGTGTATATCTTGTTTTATTAACTTTTTCAATAATGTTCATTATATTATATATTTATATTATTGTTTTATATAAAAATCAAATTTTAATTATACATACTTGTTTTATTCTTTTTCTCAAAATGATCCGATTTATTGTTTTCAATAATCTCATAAAAATCATCAATTATATCAAATATAGTATCTTTTCCTCTATTAAAAAATAAAAATTCTTGTAACATTGCCGTAGTATATTCCCTATTTTTTATTAATTTATAAAATTTTGTAAATGCACCCTTATCCTTTTCAGGTGCCATTCTCTCAAATATACATTGTGTTTGATACTCATCGGCAACCCCCAATTCATATTTATGGTCAACCCTACACGATCTAAATAAAGCATTATCAATCACTTCAGGCTTATTCGCAGTAATAAATAATAATGTTCCTTCAACACACGAAAATCCATCAAAACAATTTAATAATCCTTGAAGTGTAACCCCATTATCATCATCCCCCTTTTTACGATCAGTAAATATTGAATCAATATCCTCAATCACTATAATTCTCTTTTTCTCTTCTTTCTCTTCCAAATAAGATATAGCATCAATTAACCCATAATCAGTTAACTCTTTTGATATAGGAATAACATACACATCACAATCAAAATAAGAAGCAATTGTATTAATAGTACTGGTTTTACCTGTTCCGGGAGGACCATATAACATAAATACACTCTTATAAGGTATCCCATGTTCTAAATAATCAGCACGAGTTTCAGGATCAAAAAATTTTTTAACATCATTTAATAATTTATCCTTTTGACCCTCCTTTAAATATAATGTTTCAATTGGTCGTTTTGGACTCTTAAATAAAAGGTTCCAATATTCTTTTCGCCACATATTCACTTTTATAGTCTTATTTGTAGATTTCTTTGATAATTTAATCTGATTTTCACAATATTTCTTTGCTGCATCTACAAAATTTATTAATATATCATTATTTTCACCATTTAAAGTTATCTTCTTAAAAATAGTTTCTTCTGGAGAAGAATTACAACCCGGACCTGGGACCATTATTTTCATAGGACATTCATTATATTCAATTGTAGTTAAATCAAAATTAATAATATTACCATCATAATCTAAATCAAAATTAGTATCAGTTGGATTACAAACTTTAACTGTTCCCACATCACTCCGTCTAACATATTCATATGGTTTTACAGTACTCTCAGCTAAATATTCAAAGTTCGTTATTTTATCAGAATATTTACTATATATATAATGAAGGACGTGTTTATAAAATGTTGTATTGCTATTAAGGTTTAAAGTACTATTCATATTAAATACTAATCAATTATATCTTTTAAATAAATTTGAATTTAACATATTATTTATTTTTTAATAAAAAAATTAATATGGAAGTATATGATATCATCCACGGATCAATACAAATATGCCCATTGGCAAAAAAAATAATAGATACTTTTGAATTTCAAAGACTTAGAAATATAAAACAACTTGGTTGCTGTAATTATGTCTTTCCATCATCAACCCACACAAGATTCGAACATTCCATAGGCGTTTATCATTTAGCCAGAAAATATGTAGATATTCTAAATAAAAATGGTGAATACTTCACTGAAAGAGATAAAGATTGTATATCCATTGCCGGTCTAATCCATGATATTGGTCACGGTCCCTATAGTCATCTATTTGATGAACTCTTTCCAGAAGAACAAAACCATGAATATCGTTCAGGTGAACTCTTAAAAATAATAAATAAAAAATATAATCTCAATTTTACCGATGATGAAATAAAACTAATTATTGACTATATTTATCCCAAAAATATCGAAATTAATGAAAGTATTAAATATAAATATCAAATCATTTCAAATAATAATGGTATTGATGTTGATCGATTTGATTACCTTACAAGAGATATCCATATGACAGGTTTAAATTTTGGAATTGAATATAAAAGAATTATGGAAAACTCTAAAATAATTAATGGACAAATCCTATATTCAGAAAAAGTAAAAGGCAATATTGAAGAATTTTTCCATGTTCGTTTCAATATGTATAAAGATGTATATAATCATAGAACAGTAAGGGGTATTGAATTCATGATTAAAGACTATCTACAAATATATAAAGTTAATGAATTCATTAGTGATAGCTCCATAAATGTAGAGGATTGTTTTAATACATTCTTAAAAATGGATGATAATATCATTTATAAATCAAGATTACTTATTGAGACTTTTGATGACCGACGTGATCAAAAAGCAAACATGATAATAAATAGAATCAATACACGTGATATTTACAAATCAATTGGAGAAATTATTGTACCAAATACTTTTGAAATTCAAAAACAAGAAACTGATAAAATTATCATTGATGTTGTTAATATTAATTACCATAGTAAAGAAAAATGTAATTACTATTCTGAAAGAACAATTATAGATAAATGGAATAATAATAAATCAAATATTAGAATTATTACTGTTTATTATAAAAATAAAGAAGATAAACAAATCGCAAAAGATAAATTATCAGAAATATGTGAACTAGTATCTGAAGAAAATATAACATTAGAAATGAAAAAATCTTATTCGTCAGACTCTTGGGGATCCCCTTCTTCATCCGATAAATCGTGATCAATCGAATATTTTGCCATGTTATTCTGTAAATGTCTAAATACTGGAATATTTGATATATTATTATCAGTAACTAACCTACTAGCTATACCCATCGTTTCTAATTCTTGAATTAATAATTTCATACAATAAGGTATTTCCACATTTACCTTTGTCTCTTTTTTATCATCATAATTAATCATTCCCGATGTTGTATCTATCTGAACCTTAAATTTATCAGAACGCTCCATTACAGATTCATTCAAAAATTCAGATATCCCATGAGAAATAATTGAATCTCTCTCCATCTCACCTATACGTAATCCACCATTATTAGCTCTCCCGGAAGCAGGTTGCCGGACCAAATGTTGAGATGGTCCTGTCCCTCTACTATGCATTTTATCAGCTACCATAATCTTTAACCTCTGATAATAAGTTGGACCAATAAATATAGATGTACGTATTTGATCCCCAGTAAATCCACAATACATTACCTCATTACCATCCTTTTGATAATTAAAACCCTCTAATACTTCAGAAAACTCCCGTATATCATTATTCTGAAATGGTGTAGCATCTCCCAAATGACCCGATAAACAAGAACTCTTTCCCAAGATTACTTCTAATAATTGATTAATTGTCATTCGCGTCGGTATAGCATGAGGATTAACAATAATATCAGGAACAATCCCGTCCTTCGTAAATGGCATATCATAACTAGGTAATACCATTCCACACATTCCTTTTTGACCACACCTAGACGCAAATTTGTCACCAGGTCCAGCAACCTTTTCCTTTCTAACACGGACCTTACAAGTTCGAAGGCCTTCTTTATTTTTAATCACCGATACTTTATCAACAATACCACTTGTTCCAAAATTAATTCTCTTTCCCGATGCCTTCGTTATTTCAGTTCCATTCTGATTCGTTTTTTTCTCACATTTAGCAATAATAATATCATTTTCAGTAATATACTCGCCTTCTTTTATAAATCCATTATCATCCAATTTTTCATATTTCCCCATATTTGTCTTTTCAATATTTTTCTCCAAATTAGGATTACCAAAATAAACACGTTTATTTCCATCACCATCCTCACTATCTTCATAACTCCTATAATATAAAGACTTAAACATACCTCTATCTACAGAACTCTTATTAAGTATTACAGCATCTTCTTGATTATATCCAGAATAACATGCTATCGCTACAATAGCATTTATTCCATATGGTAACTTATCTACATCTGTATATTTCTTATAACGAGTAGTCACAATAGGTCTCTGAGGATAATGTAATATATGAGCAAATGTTTCAAACCTCGTATTATATGCCGATGAATAAACACCAACGGCTTGTTTTGTCTGTTGACAAGAAAAAACATTTCGAGGATATTGACTATGTTCCGGAAAAGGTATATTCAAAGATACAGCACTTAACATCAATGAGGGATGAATCTCACAATGACTATGTCTGTCTTCAAATGTTTTCATATCTTTTGCTATTAAAGAATTCTCTGATTCTATAGAATCAATATACTCTATCACAGCAGCCTTCTCCTCTAAAAATTCCAATAAATCATCTTTCTCTTCTTTGAGTCTATCCAATTCATTCTTAAAATAAACACTTGTATTAAAATTAACATCTTCATTAACTTCAAACATATACCCATGAATAGCATGTTTCCAAGTCTTAATATAATTAATATCCCCCGAAATTAATTCATTATATTTTTTTCCTTTTTTATCTTTTAAATAAAATATAGGTCGTATAATACGCCCTGAATCACAAAATACATGGATCTCGCCAGACTGAATATTCCAAGAAATTGATGTTGCTATATTTATAAAACTATTCAATTTAAGCAATTTCATATACTTTATCAAATATACCGGATCTTTATGAATCCCCACTAAACTCCCATTCAAAAAGATTTTCACAGAATCATAAAAATCACCAGATATCACATTCTCCAATTTTACTATATTACCATCCACTAATGCCTCATATATAGATTGTTCCTCTATATTTGTTGTAACTCTCGCTAATATCGATAAATGATTAATTATTCCAACATTACCACCATCAGGAGACTCGCTTGGACATACAAATCCCCACTGGGAATTATGTAATTTCCTAGGCCCAATAGTCTTTGATCCCGAAGGTAAAGGATATGATAATCGACGAATATGTGATAATGTTCCCAACATCACATTACGATTTAAATCTTGTACTATACCCTGTCGTGCTGATAATCCAGTTCCAAATCTAGATCCAAAAGACCTTACAATAGTATCCATTATAGAAGTATCAAAAACCTTTCCAATATTAAATTCATTGATTATATTTGATATATCAGAATTCTCTATTGACTCATAATTCAACTTATACTCAGCATCTATTTTTAAAGATGTATTTCTCTTAAAATTACCCCATAATTCACGATATAACTCAAGCAATAATGATCCAGGTAAATCAACCCTTTTATTTGTATATGAATCTCTATCAGTCTCATCATATAAACCTATATGGGTTAATAACATCTTTCGAATAATAAATCCTAAATATTTACATTTAGAAATATTATCACTGTAATTAGGAAATAAATTATTATTTAATAAATCATATACATTAAAATTTTCCTTTCCCTTCGTATTTAATGATAAAAATTTATACGCGTTTTTCTGTGTATAGATTGGCTGCGATGACTTAATACTTGGTAATAATAAATTATATAATTTAGATTTTAATTCATCATTATCATTATCATATATTATGGTTTCAAGTATTTTTTTATCCGTCTCATAACCTAATGCCCGAAATAATATAAATAATGGAACCTTTACATCTAATCCCAATATTCTCACAATAAAAGTATTTTCTTTCCTCTGTATTTGATTATCACCCACTTTAGTCCGAATACTATTCCTAATATAAGAAACATGGTTCGTTCGTGAAGATTGAAAACCTTCATTCGATATAGATTTAATATTCCCCTCTAAGATTATATTATCATCGCCAGATTTATTAATATATAAAATATTATTTACCTTCTTCTCTTGAGACAACATTACTTTTTCTTTTCCATTTATTACAAAATATCCACCTTGATCATAAGGACATTCGCCAAATTCACTTAATTTAATATCATCCAATTTATGCAATAAACATAATTTCGAATGTATCATTATTGGTATAGATCCAATATTCACCTTTTCAAAATTCCGTATAACACTTCTTCCCCCCTCATTATGAAAAATATATTGTACACCAATATTACATAATATACTTCCCTTATAAGTTAAATTTTTAAGGCGGGCATCATTAGGAAACATAACTTTTAAAGACTTATCATCATTATAAAGGGATGGAGAAGTAACAAATATATTTTCAATATCTTCTATAGGTTTTCCAACCTCATTTAATGTTTCTCCAAAATGAATTCGAATTTCATAAGAAAAATTATCATCGCCCTTTGAACTTTCACCTTTAAATAAAATAAAAGGATTTTCACGTTTAATTATATTTTTAAGCCCATTTTCATTTGAAAAAATAAATTCATCAAAAGAATCAATTTGATGTTGGGATTTATAATATTCAATATCCCGAAAATAAGTATCAATTATATCCCAAACATTTACGAGATCATTCTCTTTTTTAGACATTATATTATACATGGATTTTTTATTTTAAATGTTAAACCTTAAAGAATATTTTTAATTATTCTGAAAAAAAAATATTGTTTATATTATAAACAATGGCAAGAAGAGCAAGAACCGGTCGCAGAACAAATAGAGCTGTCCGCAGAACAACCCGCAGAACAAGAAGAGTCGAAGAAGTTGAAGAAGAACCGGTCCGCAGAGGTCGCCGCTCCTCCCGCAGAGGTCGCAGTGCCCGTAGAGGTCGCACGGCGCCCCGCAGAGGTCGCACGGCGCCCCGCAGAGGTCGCACGGCGCCCCGCAGAGGACGTAAAGGACGTAGAGGACGTAGAGGACGTAGAGTAGAAGAATCTGAAGGAGGTGCTCGCAGAAGACTTTCCAGAAGAGAAGATGAAGGAGATGAAGGAGATGAAGAAGAAGAACCGGTCCTCAGAGGTCGCCGCTCCTCCCGCAGAGGTCGCACGGCCCGTCGTGGTCGCACGGCCCGTCGTGGACGCACGGCCCGTCGTGGACGCGGACGTGCTTCCCGTGGACGCGGTCGTGCTTCCCGTGGCCGCGGACGTGCTTCCCGTGGACGTGCTTCCCGTGGACGTGCTTCCCGTGGACGTGCTTCCCGTAGCCGTGCCCGCAGATAAATAATTTATTAAATCATTTTTTTATTTTAAAGATTACTTTTTTTATCTTAATATTTTATATTAATATTTTATCTTAATATTTTATCTTAATAATTAAATAAAATATTGATTATATTATAAATAATGGCAAGAAGAAGGACTGCCCGTAGATCAAATAGAAAGATCCGTAGAACAAGAAGAGTTAAAGAAGAAGTTAAAGAAGAAAAACCAGTGCGCAGAACTGGACGTCGTAGAGGACGTACGGTTCGTGGACGTACACGTACGGTTCGTGGACGTAGACGTACCGCCCGCAGAGGTCGCAGAGGACGTACGGTCCGCAGAGGTCGTACGGTTCGTGGACGTACCGCCCGCAGAGGTCGTAGAGGTCGTACGGTCCGCATAGGGGTGCGGGGCGAATCATCCGGTGGGGGCGACAGGGTGCTCTTGGCGCTCTCGCAGGCGGAGCGCATGCGGCGCCGCCTCAAGGACAACGATGACCTGCACCAGACGTGGAACCAGTTCGAGGAGGCAACGAACAAAACCCTGGATTGGGACACCCCTCGCCGGGCGGAGACGGGTCCGCCAACCCCCCCAGCCGCTCTCCCGGGATCGGACTTCTGGGACTTCGTGTCGACCGTCAGGGAGCCGGAGCCGGAGCCGGAGAAGTGGACGAAGTGGACGAACGATGATTATCTGGCGCCAGGAACACTTGTCAGTGATGACGGCAGAGAGGGTATGTACATGGGCTTCAAGAAGAATACTTTCGGCGCGAATGAGCACATGATTTTATTTAATCTCAAGCTCCGCGACGGCGACGGCGAGCTCACGGAGCAGCAGGTCGCCAAACCCCAGCCAGATATCGTGCAACTGAAAGGCCGAGCTTGGAAATTCGAAATTTCCGTTGACGATGTCGCCAAGTACTACTGGATCCGGAATAACTGGCAAAAAGCCGTCGTCGGTGTCTTGAGGATGTCGGAGGAAATCAAGGACCCGATCCAGGCGACAAAGGAATGGGAGAAGGGAGCGACGAAGACCTTGAAGTCGAAGCTCGATGTGCCGCAGGTGATCGACGAGTTATCGAAGGAAAAGATCAAGGGAGAGCTCGAAAAAATAAAGAAAGGTTTAAAGGATAAAGTAGTCGAGTACTTCAATAATAATGAGGAGGCGGTAAAGAATGCGCAGCAGGAGAAGGAGAAAATGCTGGAGACGAAGAAGGATGCGGAGCAGCCGCGGCAAGAGCAGTGGTTCAAGGCCAGGGATCCCGTCACGAAGGAGTACTACTGGTGGAACACCAAGTCGCGCAAGAGGTATTGGGACAAGGGCGTCCATGGAGTGGATGCTCAGCGCTCGCTGGCGGCAGGTAAATAATTTATTAAATCATTTTTATTTTTAAAGTTTTAATTTTTAATGTT